TCAAAAGGTCCAAGTGCCGAACCAGACGCTGTGTCATTTGGAAAATTTCTTAAATTTAATGTAATTCTGGTTGCTCCTGTTTGTGAAATAAAGTCAGGTATGAATCTTCTAATCTTCATTATAAACTCACCATCTCCTCTAAATGTTGCAACACCAGTTGATTGTCCTTGTCTAGTTCTTTGTTGTGTAATATCAAAATCTCCAGATGTAATGTTAGCCGTAATTGCAGTTATAGTTCCATTTCTATTTTGGTCTACACCTGTTTCATGTTCATAGTACCTTGTTTTACCCTCTGTGTTTCCCACAACATCAAAAGATGTGTCATCATCTGCATCGTATTCTGTTGCATGTGGTAGCCCAAAGACAGCGGAATCACGCCACATAGTTCTAGCTAAAGTTCCTACAGTCCATACTGGTCTTTGTGGTGATGAATCAAAATAATTATATGCAACCATTTTATTTACTACAGAAGATGAGGCACTTGGATAAAACCACATTACTTCACCAAACAAATTATTTAGACCTGCTGATATCATTTGATTACCTGAATCAATATTTATATCGTTATAAACATGATCCTCTACTAAACATGGTAGTGACTCTAATTTACCAGCGTATCTAAAGAAACCATTCTCTGACATCCAATATGCAGCACCGTCAACTTCTACGCATGCGTTCTGTCCTGCTAGTCCACAGTTTGTACCCACTTGTGAAAAGGCAAATGTAAATGGCTGACCAACAAAACGTTGTGTAAATAAAGCTGTATCAGTCCAAACATAGATTGCATCTCTACCTCTGATTGCTCCTCTGATCTGTGATCCGTCAGCTAATCTTTGTGTGCCGGCTGTATTGGTTGCTGTTGGTGTATAAGTATTAATATCTTCTTGATCAGAGAATCTAATGAACATATCATCTTGTGTTGATGTATCTCCGATAGTTGTCTCTGTTCCAAAAAATACTAAGTGACGATCTGGTGTAGATACTAACATGTGTCTTGATGCAGTTGGTGCACCTGATATAATTGTTGCTCTTGTAGATGTTGCATTTGTTAATGAAGAGTCCCATTGAAAACAAGCACCATCGTGAATTAAGCATATTGCTTTGTCACCAAAATTATCTAATGACCACATCCCTGGTTCAAGGACCAAGTCTCCTGATGCAGCCTCACCCCACGCAACATAGTCAGATGAGTTTGTAACTGTCGCTCCATTAGAGTGTCCAGATCTTGTCGAGTTTCTAACTGCTCTTGTAATTCCTGTTAAGTCATTTCCAGAAACACCTGTGTAAGATATTTCCTCATTTCCTACTTGAATAAAATTTGTTCCTGAACTAGGAAATTGTGAGGCATCAGTTAAAGTTATAGATGTTCCTGATCCTCCTGTTCCTGCTGTATCATCTAATAATGCACCGTTTAATGTAGTAGTTACAGCTCCTGCATCTTCACCACCCCAAGATCCTAACCCCCAACCAAAACCTTTTGCTTGAACAGCTGGTCCAACAGTGTAATATTTTTGAATTCTAATACCACCAGATGTTGTTGCACCAGATCCAGATTCATTTGAGGGCATTGTAATAGTTATTGTTGTATTTGTTGGTGTAGTTACAACCATAAATTTTTTATCATTAAAATCAGAAGCACTAAAATTAGAATTAGTTATAGCAGTAAAATTATCCATTAATAATATGTCGCCTGGAATTAAATTGTGTGCACTAGAATAAGTTAGTGTAACTGTTCGTGATCCATTAGTCGTGCTAAACGCACTTGTAAGAGTTGTTGTTGATTGGATCGGGTGTATGTCATAAAATACACCACCAGAAAAAGCGTATAAAATTCTGTTTGTTCCTATAATTGCATACTTTCTAGATAAGCTATTAATAAAATGATGTAGACCTCTCCCAGCACCTGTTAATTCATTTTCATTTGTATTACCTAGTTGATTCCAACCACCTATTTTTTCTGGTGAACCATATCTAAAACGAACGTTGTCACAATCAACCCACTGACCCTCTGCTCCAGTTTCTGTGATTTGTTTATTAATACCTGGCTGAAATCCTATTTTTTGTAACATAGTGGCTAATTATAGCACTATTTAACGTCAAAAGGAAGACCAAGGTGACGCCTTCGATCAAATCTGTTTTCATCTCCTTGTGTATCTAAATCATTATAATGTAAGAAAACTTGACCACAATTTTCACCTTCAAACGGTTCTCGCCAGTGTTCTAACTCACATCCAGAATATATTAACATATCTCCAGGAGATAATTCTACTTTAANAACTTTGTCTGTTTTTAAATATATAGGCCATTTTTCACCTCCTAAATTCATNGTAGTNGANATTTTACAACTAGGTCTGTCTANATGTTTNTTTAAAACATCTCCTCTTTTGTATANTCTAGCATAAGCATAAGTAGGAATTAAATTTAAGCCTGTTTCTTTTTCCATTAAAGGTTTTACTTTCATAAGCAATGTTTCCATCGCAACATCGCCATATATAGAATAAGTATTGGGAACTTGAGAATCTTCCCATTCTCCAAANTATTTATTAAAAGGAGATATATAAGTTGCGTCCAACAAAGTTTTACAAACTTGTCTTTTTAATAATAAATATTCATAGGCAAAGTCAGCTATTTCTGAACTAACTGCATTTTTTATGATGGAATAGTTATTTACTTTGAAGGTCATTGTTTTGGCATTACAGACAAGTTAAATGATAAACTAATTCTGTCCTCTGTTGATTTGTTTTCTTCCACAAGATGTTCAACATATGAAGGAAACATTACAAATCTATTTTCTTCTGGTTTTATAAAAAAGCTTAGACAATTTAATATATTAGATTCTTTGGCAGGTAAATCACATATGCCATCCATTCTATACATAGAGTCTTTTATAAAAACAACATTACCAGAATGGAATCTTTAAATAAAAAATACATGCAAACTCTGAACTAGGGTGAACATGTGGTCTATTAAAAGCATCTTTATTATTTATATTTATCCAAGCATTTCTAACTTTAATTTCTAGTTTATGATCAAATGCATAGGCATCTAAATTTTTATTAATGATTGATTGTAACTTACCTATTAATTTTTGAAACTCTTTAGAATCTTTTACCCCACTAGTTTGATATCCTCCAACATTTGTTTTTTGTTGTGAAGGTTCTTTTGATTTAATTTCATAAGCTAGTTTTATTAAAGCTTCTTTTTCAGAATCTGTATCTATAACATCTTCTATAAAAACAGGTGTAGAAAACATAGTGAAATGTGTCATAACGTTATCTTTCCTGTTGGACTACCTAAGTCTCCTCTAGGTAGCACATTAAAAGCTATGGAGTATCTATCTTCTTTTCCATAATATTTGTTTATCTCATGAAACAAATAATTAGGAAAAAGAATTATTTCATTTTTATTACTTTGAACATAATAAGACAAAGAGTTGTGTTTAGTATATTCTGTGGGTTTCATATTCCAAAAATCACTTACATATGGTTTATGTATTTTTATTTGATTATTATCTTTTAAATAAAAAACACCACTTAAAATACAATGAGAATGTCTGTGCATTGATGAATATCCTCCTGTTTTAGTTTTAGTAGCCCAAGCTTCAATAATTTCAAATTTTACATTTAGTTTCATTTTATCATTTAACCAATCATCACAAGCTTGTATGAGACTTTTTTTTAAATTAGGTAATTGATCCAACAATGAGTCACAATCAGAACTTCTAAAACAATATTTGCCTTCAATAGGAACATATGTTAAGTTTTTTAAAACATCTAATATTTCGTCACAGTTTAAATTAAACTTATATTTTAATATGGGTTCAGCGAATAAATTTAAATCTTCTACGTTCATACTTCTTTAAAATCCATGGCTATTGTTATTCTTTCTTCTTTACATTTCATAACACTGTGTGGTGTTTGTGAATTAAACAATACTAACATTCCATCTCTTTCAGGTATTGGAATCAATTTATTATTTAAATCATAAAAAATCAAGGGATTATATTTAGAAGATTTGATTATTAATACAGAACTTATAGCATCTTTTCTATGATCATGCAGTTTTGCATGATCTCCTTTTTCATAAAAGTTAATCCAATAACATTTCATTGCCCATTTTTTATTAGTNATTCTAAACAAATTTTCACAGATGTCTTTTTCTAATACTTTAAAAAACCGATAGTTTGGATTAAACCCCGAAGTCCTTGCTTCTACTGAATTTAATTTTTTTTCCCATTTATCTTTTTCTTTATATATAAAGTTTTTAATATTATTATTAACTTTTTTATCAATGTATGAGAAAGTAAAATTAATCATTTTTTAATTGCTGGTTGTGATGACAGAACCAACCTGTTACAATCCATTTTTCAAAATTACAGGGTAGGCCTCTGTGAGTATGAGTAAAATCAGAGGGCCATAAAACAGTCAAACCTTTTTTTGGTTTTACTTTAATTTTTTGAAAAAGAAATTCTGTTTCTCCCCCCTCTTCTATGTCATTTAAATATGTCATGAAAACAACTTGCCTATTGGTATCTTGCAAAGATCCTCTTTCATAATGATATCTAAAAAAACCACCTTCTTTAGCAGGATAATATTGAATATTCGTTCCTGCTTCATTAGTTTTTAAATA